ACGGTTGCAACCCGAAGGATGCCGCAGAGACATTGGGTAGGAACAAAGCTTGGTCATATAATACACTGAATAAACAACATGTTATCGATTACAGACAACAACTGGCTATGATGACTTTGGGATGGGACGCCACACAAGCGATGGCAACGATGAGAGAACTGCTTGGTAGTAAGTCACAGTATGTTAGGCTTGAAGCCGCTAGGGATTTGATGGACAGGGCAGGATTCCGCAACGACACAGGAAGAGTTCCTAGTACGGCTGTGCAGATAAACTTTAACGTAGATTAAGGGGCCCCATCTGTGAGATTGGGTGCTTAGAGAAAGGGCCTTGAAAAACTCGGCTTTACCTATAAAAGGGTCAAACACATACGCAATAGACTTTATCAGGTCTATCTGCTAAAAATATTTTTTTTACCAAGGAGGTTATTATGGGTGGTAAACCAGCTAAGAAAGTTAAAAAGGCTGTAATTGATAAGCCATTAAAGGCGGCTGAAAATCTAACAAAGAAGGTAGCAACTGAAACGTTTGATGTTGTTGCTGGTACTGACAAGCAAGAACGCAGAGCAATTCTTTATGGAGAGATGCCTTCTGCTGGTGAAACGCAAACGCCTACTGAGGCTACCGAGTCTGCAAGCCCTGCTGTTAAGAAGTCGATTCTTGCTGGTCAGTTGGGTGCTGGCGGTGAATCTGCAAAACGCAGAAAGTTCATTAGCTAAGTGAACCTAAACTACAAACCGCCGGGGCCTGTAGCCAAGGCGTTTATGAAAGATCGCTCTTTTGTTCGGGGGATTCGTGGGCCTGTAGGTTCTGGTAAGTCAGTTGCATCTTGTATGGAGTTGATGAGAATTGCAGTTAATCAGCAACCAAATGCTTCTGGAGTACGCCGCACTAGGTTCGCTGTTATTCGTAATACGAATCCTCAACTGAAGACGACAACAATCAAGACTTGGCGTGATTGGTTTTCTGATGACATTGGCAGGTTTGTGTGGTCGCCTCCTTACACCCACCACATAAACTTTGCCCTTGGTGACAAGACTGTAGTTGAATCAGAAGTCATCTTTTTGGCTTTGGACAAACAGGAAGATGTAAAGAAGCTGTTGTCGTTAGAGTTGACGGCAGTTTGGATCAACGAAGCCAGAGAGATACCAAAGTCTATAGTTGATGCGTGTACTATGCGTGTTGGCCGTTTTCCATCGATGCGTGAAGGTGGGCCATCTTGGTTTGGTGTGATCATGGACACCAACTCACCGGATGAAACGCACTGGTGGGCCATTATGTCTGGTGAAGCACCAGCACCTGAATATATGTCAGAAGAAGAAAAGCTTCTTCTTATTAAACCTGACGACTGGACTTTTTACTCACAGCCGGGGGCTATGGTAGAGAAACTAGACAAAGACGGAAACTTAGTAGGTTACGAAAAGAATCTGAAGGCTGAGAATCTTGATAACATCCAGCCTGATTATTATGACAAGATTATCTTAGGTAAGGCCTCAAGCTGGGTTAAGGTCTATGTTCTGAACCAGTATCAAGCTCTTATGGATGGTAAACCTGTCTATCCAACATTTAAGAGAGACACCCATGTTGCGAAATCACCCATTGAACCCAACAGGAATCAGGAAATTATCGTTGGCATTGACTTTGGCAGGACGCCGTCGGCAGTTTTCGCCCAGCAAAGCACCTTCGGAAGATGGGTCATTTTTCACGAGGTTATTGGACAGGACATGGGAGCTGGAAGATTCGCTGACATACTCAAAAAGGAAATCGCCAGAAACAACTGGGAAGGATTAGATTTTAAGTTTGTTGGTGATCCGGCTGGTAATCAGATGGCTCAGACCTCTGAGAACACTCCGTTTATGATATTGAGAGCTTCCGGCATTACAGCATACCCTGCTCCTACGAATGATACTCAGGTTCGTATTGAATCTGTCGAATCTGTACTAAATCGCCTGACTGATGGCGTTCCTTCACTTACTGTTAGCCCGACATGCACTGTGCTAATTGGTGGTTTTGAGGGCGGTTATCAGTATAAACGCCAATATCATATGGGTAAGGAGAGCTATGAAGAGAAGCCAAGTAAGAATAGGTTCTCTCATATACATGATGCGTTGCAGTATGCTTTTTTAGGTGGCGGTGAGGGTCGTAAAGTGATTCTCGGTGGGCGTTCAGTACCTCTCCCCACCACTGTTGAGAGGGTTAGTAGCCCATTTCAACGTCAGAAGAACAGAAATAGACTTTCTAGGGGTGTTAGAGCATTATGAAATGGATAATTTGCTTTAGACCAGCCTTGAATATAGGCATTTGGAAGCTTTTTACTCTGCATAGGCCTGATTTTCAGCATGTTTACGCAGTTAGATACGACCCAGAGCTTAAAATATGGATAACATTTGAGTTTGCTAGTCAAAGATTTAATTTTGAGTGGTGTTCTGGTGATGAAGCGGCTTATCTTGTTGGTGATTTGTTTGAAAACCACAAGTGCATAGAAATTGAAGCCAGTGAGGGCAAGCCCATACTTACGCCTCGCTTTATGTATTGCGTAAGTTTTGTAAAACACATTGTTGGGATAAATAATCCATTTATATTAACGCCATACCAACTTTATTGTGAATTGATTAAAAAGGGTGGAAAGCCCATTTTTGAGAGCATTGAAGGAGACTCCGATGGGATTTATGAAGCCAAAGACATACACGCCGCCGCCTGACCCAGAGTTGGAGCGTTTGAAAAAGGAAGAAGCCGCCGCCGCAAAGAAAGCGGCTGACGAAGCTGAAGCTCGTGCCGCAGATTTTGAGCGTAAAAAGAAAGCAAACCTTCTTGGCACTAAGTCTCTTCAGTCTGCTGAAGCGGAAGGGTTTACTGGTTTTAAGACTATGGGCAGTCAAACTATAAATGACCCCAACCAAGTTTATAAGGCGTAGCAAATGAAAGACCCTAGATTTAATGATGGTCAGCCAGAGCCTTATCAGGCAAGCACAGATAAGAAAGAATACGAATCTGTAATGAATCGTTACAAGAAGGCCAAGGGTCGATGGAGCTCTTGGACTGACTTGTGGGAGGAGATTTATGATTACGTTCTTCCTCATCGTGAGAGTTTTTTTCAAGAAAGCCCAGCGGCTCGTAGAACTGAAAATATCTATGACGAAACTGCTGTGGTTGGTTTGCCTAAGTTTGCTAGTCGTCTACAACTTGGCTTCTTTCCTCCAAATGGTCGTGCATTTAAACTGGTTCCCGGCCCTGAGTTTCCAAAAGCTCAGATAAATAAACCACTTCTTCAGGAGCTTGATAGAATTACAGAGCTTCTGCATGAGGGGTTGCGTAACTCTAACTTCAACGCTGAATTGCATGAAGGCTTTCAGGATCTTGGTTTAGGCACAATGAATCTTCTTGTTGAAGAAGGTCGTTTTGCTGGTGACTTGCACTTTACCTCCGTACCCCCAACTAACTTGGCTTTGTTGGCTGGCAATATGGATACTGTCTCAGGATGGTTCCGTTGGAATAATGAAATGGGTATTACAGATGTAAAGCACAGATATCCAGATGCTGACTTTAGTGATCAAATGTTGCGTGAGCAAAAAAGCAATCCTGATCGCAAAACAAAGATTGTTGAAGCTACAATATATGATGAAAAGAACAAGTTTAAGGATGAATATACCTATTACTTGATCTCGGAGACCGATAAGCATATTTTAAAGAAGTCAGTTCTCAAAGGTCGTGGAAGCGTTCCTTGGATTACTACTCGTTGGTCTAAGTCTGGTTTTGAAGTATGGGGTCGTGGCCCTGTATTGCAAGCAATGCCAGCAATTAAGACCCTTAACCTCACAGTCCAGCTTATTCTTGAAAACGCTGAAATGGCGATAGCTGGCTCTTATGTATATGATGATGACGGTGTCTTTAATCCAGACAACATTACAATTCAGCCGGGAACGTTCATACCGAGAAGCCCCGGCTCAAGCATCGAAACTCTTGCGGCTCCGGGGCGGTTTGATGTTGCCCAGCTTGTTCTTGATGATATGCGCCGTAATGTTCGCAAAGCTTTGTTTATTGATGAGCTAGACACTCGTCCAAATGCAAGAACACCTTTATCTGCTACAGAGGTTTCTGAGCGTTTGGCTGATGTTGCTCGTGATATGGGTGCTGTTGCTGGTCGTATGCAAAAAGAATTTTTACAGCCTTTAGTGGAGAGGATTGTAAAGATATACACAGACCAAGGTCTTGTTGACTTGCCAAGAGTTGATGGTCGTGAGCTTCGTATTGTTCCTGTATCTCCACTTTTAAGAGCGCAAGATCAGCAAGATGTTGCTGACTTTGTTAGATTCCAGCAAACAGTTGCAGGAACTTTTGGCCCTGAAATAACTCCTGTGCTTTACAATCAGGAAAGAGTTGTTCAGTATCTCGCTCAGAAGTTTGGCATTATGGAAGAGCTTCTTGCAGATCAGGGGCAAGTTAAGAAAAATGCTGAATTGTTGCAACAGGTCATGGCCGCACAGCAACAAGGTGGTGGTCAGTAAGGATTTATAGTGAAGGAAAAGATTCATGTTTCGCCAGATGGTAGAGGATACACCCAAGAAGTTGATAAAGACCTTAATTCTAAAGCCTACGCTCTTTTTGGTTCGGGTGTTGGAAAAAGTTTCTTACAGTATTTGGAATCTATCACGACAAATAATATCCACTCTGCTGGAACTGGAATCGAAACTCTAGCACACGCCGAGGGTAGCCGTTGGATAGTGGCTATTATTAAAAAGCGCACAGAGTTAGGAAGAAAGCAAAGTCAATGAGTGGTGCATGGACTAGAAAAGAGGGCCAAAACCCTGAAGGCGGTTTGAACGAAAAAGGTAGACGTTCACTTCGTAAGCAGGGTAAGAACATAAAACGCCCTGTTTCAGCCAAGGAAGCAAAGCGTAGTCCTAAAGCGGCGGCAAGGCGTAGAAGCTTTTGTAAGCGGATGATGGGTAT